CGTCGCTCTCATCATACGGGGCCTCTTCTTCAATCCAGGACGCCGTGCCTTTGCTGGTCACGACAGGTATTTTCCGATCACCGGAGCTGGTGCGGATGAGGTGTGCAAAGTTGCGGAAGATGTTCTGTTCCTGCAGCGCCTCTATCAAGGTACGCTCGTACTCATCCGGGACGAGGTGACCGCCTTCGCTGTCAGAACCGATCTGGAGGGCGTTCAGTACCTCAAAGGACACAGTCTTGTCGCGCATGGAGCGCCAGAAAGCGGTTTTGTACTCGTCAGACGCGCGTCCAACCTTGGTTTTGCTGTTCAGGGTTTCAGGGGCGGAGGTCAGCGGGCGGCTGGTAGGACGGTCAAACTCCAGATCCAGTACTTCCTGGCGTTCAAGACGATCGACTTCCTTGCCCATCCTAACAACATCAGCCTCCATCTTTTCGTAGGTGGCTGCGTCCTCAAGAGATAGGGTGCCATCCTCTGCCCGGCGGCTGTCCAGAAAGGCTTTGGCTGCATTCCACAGGCTGACGCGTTTTTCGCGCATATCCAGGATCTGATTCATAAAGGGGTCCTCCTTGTAATTTTTTACAGATATTGAAAATGCGCCAGCCTTTTTTCGAAGTCTGACGCATTCACGCGGTTGGTTAGTTCAATAATTGGTTCATTTTCGGGGAGGGGGTCAGGCGGCGGATCGGGAGGTTCCTTGGGCACACAGACCTTGAGCTTATCAAGCAGGCTATTGGTGACCGCCCGGCGGGAAAAGGTGAAGCTATTCTCTATATGCTCGACCTTTTCTGGCTGGTACAGCAATTCATCACAGAACCCGAGTTCTTTCGCTTTTCCCGCGTTCATCCAAGTCTCCGAGTCCATCATCTGGCTTAGTCGCGCTCGGGACAGCCCGGTCTTGATCTCATACGCATTGATGATGCTTTCCTTGACCTCATCCAGCAGTTGAATGGCCTTTCGCATCTCTTCACTGTCACCAAGTGCGACGGTGAATGGATTATGCAGCATCATTAAGCTGGTGGGTGACATGCTGACCTTTTTTCCAGCCATCGCGATGACAGAGGCCGCGCTTGCCGCGATGCCATCTATCTGGACGTGCACATCATGCGGATAATCCATGAGCATGGTGTAGATCTGAGAGGCAGCGATACAATCACCACCGGGGCTATTGATGTGCAGGGTAATCGGGCCGCTGCCCGCGTTCAACTCATCCTTGAATGCGGCAGGCGTCACATCGTCCTCAAACCAGGACTCTTCTGCGATCACGCCTTCCAGGAACAGGATGCGTTCACCGCCGTTGTCATTCTGTATCCAATTCCAGAATTTGTTTGCCATTCGTTGATAACTCCTTTTGGGTATTAATGAGGATCATATTGCCGTTGACGAGGTAAGTGTTTCCGCCCTGATCGTCGGTCAGAGGGTTCATATTTTCGAGTTCTCGGATGTCATTCGCACTCATCCATCCGTTCTGCCGTGCGATGGCATATCCCTCCATTCGCTCTTTGTACGCCCCACGCATCAGCCCGTCGATGTTGAACTGAGCATAAAAGCGGTTTTTCTCCCTTTCTGAGAAGAGGGAGCGGTTGATGGCCTGCTCAATGCGCACCAGCCAGGGCCGGATGGTATGGACCGCGAAGGAAATTGACTGGTGTTCAATATTGGAGAAGGTGGCGTGCTCCAAATCACCCACCAGGTGTGGTGGGACCCGATAGATGCGGCAGATCTCCGATACCTGGAATTTCCGCGTTTCCAGGAACTGCGCTTCGTTATTTGGCATGGAGATGGTGTCAAACTTCATGCCCTCTTCTAGGATAGCTACGCGTCCGCTGTTGACCGAGCCGCCATAGGCTGCGTTCCAGCTGTCGCGCAGGCGCTTTGGGTCCTTCACCGTATTTGGGTGGGTCAACACGCCCGCCGGCCGTGCGCCATTGGAGAAGAACTTGCTGCCATACTCCTCGGCTGCTAACCCCAGACCAATGGCATTCTTTTCCAATGCGATGGGGCTGTAACCAACCACACCGTCAAAGCCGAGCCCCGGAATGTGCAGCACCTCTTCAGGGGATAAGCGGTAAATCCGCCCATCGCTGGTCGTGTAAGTGTAGGTGAGCTTGCCTTTGCTATCCCGGTCCACCTCCATGTGGTCAGGCAGCAGCGGGTACAGGCTGTCAATCTGGTTGCGACCGGTGCGGATGATCTGGCTGTAGGAATTACCCCAAAGCAGCAGGTGCGTCAGCATGGTCTCCCGCAACACAAACGACGTCATCTCACGATTGGGCTCGTCATGCAAGATCCGATAGAGGATATGTTCCGTGGCCTTCTCACTGCCGGTTTCAGTGGACTTAAAGACATGCAGTGGCAGGCTTGCTATAGTTTCCGCAATCACACGCACACACGCATACACAGCCGAGACCTGGATGGCAGACTGCACGCTGACCGACTTGCCGGCACCACTTGGTCCAAAGAGAAAGGACGGAGCGGTGCTGACTGCATTGCTGGGCTTATCACGAGAGCGGAAAGTGCTAAAGATTTTTATATCATCACCTCCAAAGGAAAAGCACCCGCACATATTTGCGAGTGCCCTGGATTATGTAAAAATTAGTTTAGCTTATATGGTATTTCATGTTGTTAGGTTAATAGGTACTTTATCTTCAAATCATTCAGCTGATTATGCTCGATTTTCTTATCGTTTTGCAGGCGCCCTACCACAATGCCACAGTCAATATCACTCATTTGTGCATAAGCTCTGACCTTTTCTCTAGAAAAGTCACCACGACTCACAAATGAAGCGTATTGATCTGGCTGTATTAGCGTATCTGCAGCGAATTTATTCGCAGTTTCCTCGTTATATGCAGCCTCCGGTTTGCCAATATGACCCTTAAGAATATGTCCAATCTCATGAAATAGACTAAACCAGAACTTATCTGCGTCCTTACCACGAATGGTAACACCCAGAACGATTTTATCGCCGTCAAAGAAGGTTGCTCCATGCAGGAATGACCCTCCAATATGCTGCAATACAACCAGCGCAACCCCACAATTCGACAAGCTCTCTTTAAGTACTGGAAAAAAAGCCTTTGGATCCTGCATGGTCATAAGTCGCAGCTGCGGCAGGATACTTTCCAGCATTTGCAAATTAATTCGCCTGGTCTGAATCTTGCGAGCTTCAAGTTTCGCCTTTTGTGACCACGCAACTAACTTGTAGTCAATAGTTTCTTTTGTGGTGAGCTTTCTATAGGCAATACCTGGTATTCTTGCGCCATCTAGTAGGGTTAAGTTCGCAACTTCAAAGAACCGCCTCAGATTGCAGATTTTTTTTACTAGTTCTTTTGTGTCTTCAACCCACCCAAGCTTTGCTAGTTCATTATACGGTAACAGCTTAAGTAGAGCATGTTCACCATCCATCTGCTCTTCTTCTTGAGCACGAAGCAACTTTGCCCGGTAGATTCCTTCGAGATTCATCCAAAACTCTGCAGGTATGTCAAGTACCGACTCAAGCTTCATTGCTACTGCAGGTGTAAGGGCAACTTCGCCATTTATGACATGGCTGGTATGCTTCTGAGTCAGTCCCATTCTCTGAGCAAACTCCTTCTGACTCATCCCACGCATCTGAAGCTGTTCACGAATTGTCGACCCTGGTGGGGTTGCAACAATAGTACGGCTTCTCATGTTTTCCTCCATTTCCAATCCATCACTTAGTGATAATCGACTATCTCAAGAATTCGTACCTCCAAAGTGTTAGTTGAGACCTTCTCAAAGACCAATCTATAAGGATGAACCAAATCCATCCCGTATTGGCTAGCACGATTACCAGTTAGAGGGTGGCATCCCCCGATTCTAAACTGCACAAGCATCTCAACTGACATCGCTGCTCTCAATTCGTCAACACGTTGGTGAATAAGTAATGCCATTCGTTCGCCATGAGCCCTTGTTGCTGTGCTGGCATCTTCACAGACACGCTGAATCTTCCTCGTCTTGTAGACAATTTCCAACAGCTCACCCCGTTTACCTCATCGGTAAACACATCGTAGCATAGTATTAGAATGCCGTCAACAAGTAATTTACCAGTTAGGTAAATAGATCGTCTGTCTATTCTCCATTTGGTGATGCTTCACTGGATTATTTGGCAGTTTGATTATGGGAAACAATCAGCTTCTAGGTCTATAGTCCCAATCCTGTCTTCCTATCATGGCAGCTCTTGCAGAAGGGCTGCCAATTGCTTTCATCCCAGAATAGGTCTACATCTCCGCGATGCGGGATGATATGGTCAACCACTGTAGCAGGCGTTAGCTTTCCTTCATGCTGACATTCCAGGCACAAAGGATACCTCCTCAAGTAGCGCTTTCTTGCCACGCGCCATCTGGCATCGTAACCACGCGCTGTGGCACTCTCCCTCGCATATAGTGGGCGATGTACGTCGCAGTACACGTCATCTGATAGAGCAGAACACCCAGTATGCCGGCAAGGTCGCATCGGTTTCTTTGGCATACTCCCCCTTACAAAATCAAAAAATCCCTATCGTCATAGACAGATCCGGAGCCTCCCTGGTTCTTCATGGCTCTATCCAGCGCCATGACAAGAGCGACCGCACCATCCACCTTCTCGGTGGATTTTTGTTTGTCAATCTTTAGGTTGCCAGCCGGGTCAGTCCTCACGAAGGTGTTGTCCATGTTCCACCGCAGCACCGGATGCCCGCCATGGTTCAGTTTCTTTTCCAGCACAATGCGCATCAGTTCTTTCGTAGGGGGGCTCATGTCTCTGTATCCCTGGCCGAAGGGAACCATGGTGAAGCCGTCATCCTCCAACTGCTGGACCATCATGGTGGCATTCCACCGGTCGTAGGCAATTTCTCGGATGTTGTAGCGTTCTCCCAGGTCACAGATGAACTTTTCTATGAAGCCATAATGAACGACATTACCTTCTGTTGTCAGGATATATCCTTGCTTTTCCCACTGATCGTACATCACATGATCTCGTCGTACCCGCAGCTGCAGCGTCTCCGCCGGAAGCCAGAAGAAAGG